CGAACACGCTACCTATAGCGTGGAAGATGTTACCTAGTACACCACTACCCCAAAAGGCCATTACGCTGTACCATCCTTGCGGTTAGCGGCGAGAAGACCCGGAATATTGAACAAATTATTTGTTCCCATTGAACCTGGTGTAGAACGAACGCTGGTCGTGTCAGCCTTGCCGACGTACTGGCTGAGCGTTGGCGCGGTGTAAGTACCGCCAGTGTAGCCGATGCTCATAGCTGGGACGTTAGTACTAGCGATCTCGGGGAATAGGGCCGACGCCTGGTCCATCCATGGCTTGGCATCGCTCGTCTTACCCTCATCCTGGTAGTCGTTGCCGATCTTCAATAAGAATTGCTGGCGAGTCTTAGCAGCGTCGTTACGAACGCGCATCTTGTTGTTGTCCGCAGCATCGCGGGCCATTTGCTTTTGCTTGTCCTCAGCATCCTTGAAGGTATTGAAGCTGCTGTCGAGGACGCGCTGGTTAGTACCGAACGTGTTGGCGGCCGTACTAAGGTCCTCATTGGCACCGTTACGCACCGCATCGTTCGCCAGCTCAATGCCGCTACCATTTAAGGCGCCCAGGCTGGCGAGCGTACCAAAAAGTCCCTGGCGGCCTTGTACGGCACTTTGCAGGGCTGTTTGCTTATTAGTTTGAAGATCACGTTGGTTGTCAGTTGATTGAGCGCCATACTCGGTGTTTGCGCGGCCGAGATCGCCGTCGTACATGCCGAGGACTTTGTTCAAAGTGTCATCGACTTTCGCATACCCGGCATCCCGAGTAGCGTCAACCTGGCCCAAGCCGGCCTGCTGCACAGCGATGTCATTTGATTTGTCTGGATAAACTGGTGCGGATACTGCGGCAGCTCCAGTACCAGTCGTACCGTTACCGTAGCTTACATTGTTCGTTTGGTTGGGATTAGGTGTGTTAGTGGTGTGTGGACCACCACCGCCGCCACCTCCGCCACCGCCTCCACCACCGCCACCTGATGGACTGTCGGCGGTGTGCGTAAAGCCTTTACCACCCCAATAATTAGCGCTATTGCCATCCCAGGCTCCGGCAGAATGAATACCCTGCGAACCTTGTACGTAAACATTACCGTCGGCACCCTTCCAGAAATAACCCTGGTTTTGTGGGCCAGAGTTTGCGGGAATAGCTGCGCCGGAAGTTATTGCCAGCGGGTTGCTGATAGTAAGACCACCGAGCGGGACCGACATGGCCTACTCCTTGTCTTCGTCAACACCACCGTCGAGCTTGTCTTCGGCGTCCATTGGTGCAGCGGTTTTCATCGGTGCAGCTTTCTTCTTGAGGAAGTTAGCGACAGCAGTTGCTTGATTTTTGCTGACAGGCTTTGCTGATTTACTTGCGGCCATGGAAGTTCCTCTCTTATTATCGGTCCCGATTTTCGGGTAGTGCGCCTGCTTTCACTCACCGATTTTTTAAGGACCCGTTAGGGTTATATGCTTATGTTAAATCAAAAGAATCCAGTTAGCAAGTGGGTTTGTATAAGCGGCCATTTTTCGGGCCATACTTTATAGACATAGGCATTATCACGCCCGAGAAAATCGAGCGTGGACTGTTGGCCAGGCTGCATTTTGGCGTGTTCATCGGCTTTGACCTCAATCACACACCAGCGGTTTTTATAGAGGCAGATGATGTCCGGGCATCCAACGGGGACGCCGGGGCCGGAGCGTGGTTTGATAACATAGGCTCCCTGACTCTTAAGCCACTTAATAATTTCGCTTTGTAACTTGCGCTCCATAGTTTATATATTGCCCAAATTAATAAAAGATTTATACCCACCAAGAAAATCTCCGGGGAGTACCACACTATAAGGTCTATCATTTCGCCTACCCATTTAATTTACCTGTTAATTTTTGCGTCCACACGTCTTGAGCTTGCGTCGCCTCAAGTTGCAGTACACCATCGCTATTTAAGTATGCACCATCAGGGGCGGTAAGGGAATAGTCGGTTATGTATATATCCTCGCCAAGTACCTGGATTGTCTCCACCAGCTTGCCGTCGATCTGGTCGAAGACTTCGCTCATGGCGTCGATGTTGCGTTCCTGAGCCAGTTTCAAGAGGTGGGCGGCCACGACGGACTTCACCATCGGCTTCTCGATCGGCTCCTCGCCGTTACCTTTAAGCCATTGCTGGGTAGCGGTCGCGTAAGTAATGATGGCTTCCGGGACCTGACGCGGGTGATCGGCCATCTTCGTCAGCGTTTGGCGCAGCGTTAAGGTGGCGATGTCGGGCTCCTCCTCGGGCTCTATATCTGGTGTAGGTGGTATCACCTCTACGCTAGATGTAGCGTCATCCACGAATATGTCATGTCTACCATGGGCAATCTCAATCATTTTATCGGAGAATCCTCCCTCCGGTAGCTTGGCGTTCGGGTATAAAAAGTAGACCTTCGGCATCTCAATCCGTATCGGCGTCTTCAGCTTGCCGTCGAGTCGGCCCAGGGCGAGCTTAATGGCGTCCAGCTTCTCCATGGCGCAGGCCCGAATCAGGCCGAAGATCATCGCCTGGTTGGAGCTGTACTTGGTGTCGTTCTCAGCCAGACAGAAGGTTTCCCAGTCCCAGTTGCTCACCTCGCGCAGAAAATCACCTAAACGATACTCATCGCTCATCCGCGTACCTGGATTTCCCCGCAGCGATAGCGCCGGCACCAGCGGGACTGTCCACCCCAGTGCCGGGCGTGCCAGGGCGTGAACCAGTGCCAGCCCAGCCGGCACAGCAGCCTCATGCCACCTCCGGTAAGAGGGTAGCCTGACGGTGTAGGTCAATGTAATCCTGGACGGTGTGCGTGCGGTAGGCCAGCTCAAAGACGTGGTGGCCGATCGCCCGCTCAATCTCAGCCATCTTGCGGGGTGACTTCCACTCCTCGCTCTGTTGCTGGAGCATCAGTCCTTTGGTGGCGATACGGAGCTGCATGTCGGTCATGACGTACTCCCGGCACTGATCTTGCTCGTTCCACCGCTCATCGCTCAGGGCGTCGAATTCACTCACTGGGTAATCCTTCCATCATTATGTTGACCAGCATATGTCCCACTTGCTCGTAGCGTTGCCGTTCTAAATGGAGCAGTAGCATCTGACTGTTAATGTCCTCAATCGCACCCTGCACCCGCTCGAATTGGGTGCGGGCTTCTTCGGGGCTACGCGGTACCGGTATGGCGACCATTATTTCTCTCCTTACTTAATGACCGAATGGTTGGGGTTATGCTTCTTGCAATACACAACGCCGGTATCATCCGGGTGGCCGATACGGGGACACGCCGGCTTATGGCAGTTGTGGTGGAAGTAATACAGCAGGCCAATAACCAATAGATCAACCTTCGAGCCGATGCCCGACCAAAAAGCATAGTAACGCGTCTGCTGGCTAGAGATTCCAGTCATCACGATAAAGATGTACCAGAGAATATGCAAAACGCTCATGTTTTTATACTACCACTTGTTGTTAAGAATACTAGTCTGTTTCGGTACCGGCTCCGGGTCTGGCGTATCGGGCTTCTTCTCAAAGCCGTAAGTAGTGAACATACCAGGGGTGCGCAGCCCCATCAGCTCCAGTGGGGCGTCCGGGCCGACCGTCGATAAGCGGTAAATCTTGCCGACGTTATCACCCTCGCGGGCACTGACTTTCTCAAAGCCGGCCCCGCGTAGCGCCTTGCGGAGATTGGTAATGCCAAGCGGCGTGTAGCCGTTATCGGCGCACCAGTTCTCATAATCGATACGGACGGGGTTGTAGCTGTTGAACGCGACGAGCCCCTGGTGAACAGTCTCTTTGATATACTGCTCGGCGTTATTAGCCTCCTGATCGTACTCCTCTTTCGCCCCGGCGGTGACGGCGCTGAACTTATAGCGGTAGCCCTGATCTTTGAGGCGCTGGGCGTACTTCGTCATCTCGGTGACGAGCTCAGCAAAAAACTTGGCCGTAAATGTCTTGCGCTCAAACTCCGGGTCGGCCGCGAATACCTGATTAAACGGTATGATAAACGTCCGGCGCTTGGCAGAGTGGCCCTTATCAGCAAAAGCCGGGATGTTATTGGCATTAAAAATGCTGTGGATATTGCCGTCAATCAGCAGGCCGTCCTGGGAATGGAACTTATGCACCGCAAAATTCTCATGGGTACCGAGGGCCTTATAGCGCTCGGTATCGTCGATGCGTCCTTCCGGGCTCTCCCGCACGACATTCGCGAGGGCGGTATTGAGCGCCGGGGTATCGCGGCCGTCTTCCAATGCCTTCACGCTAATGCTGGCGAGCTGGCCGGGGAATAACCGGTATAAGGCATCCATTAACGTGGACTTCCCGTTCGCCCCGGAGCCGACCCACCACACCACGCCGTCCGGCTTCTTCTCCATGATAATCGGTGCGATACTCTGCATGATGTCGTCATATACGCCCGCGTCGCCACCGGCCAGGCTCATAATGAACTCGATAGGGGTGTCGGTAAGGGTGGGGTCGTCCTTATTCGGTTTGAGTCGGGGGTACGGACTGCGCCACACCGCCAGGTCGGGGTCCTCCCCATACAGCCAGGTTAAATTCCGGGTATCCCAAATCACTGGCCGATTCTGCTCGGTAAACATAATGTCCCCGTCATTCAGCTCCGGGCGCAGCATGGCGTCCGCGACGCTCAGGCCAAACTTAATATAGTGCCCGTACTCGTCGCGGTTCTCCGCCTTCGCCGCCACATACGCATAAGTATCACTCACCTGCGAGCGGGTCAGCCCGTCGTGGACCGTATAAGCCATGCGCTCAAAGCGGTCCTTCCGAAGCGGTATGTAATGCGGGTACGGGTCCGGGTCGAGCACCATACAGCGCCCCTTGAAATCAATAAACTCATAGGACGTCAGCAAGTCCTGGCCACGCCGGGCCACAATTGTCATCTTCTGACTCGGTTGCTCGAAGGGCGTCAACTCACCCTGCGATTCCATAGAACTCCCTCTTTCCGCGTATTGAATTTTCGAGTCGGGTGACTGCCTCTAGATGATCGGGATTATTGCACCATTTATTGCAGCACAAGTGGTCGATCGTCAATCCCTCCGGCACCTCGCCTTTATAAATGAAATACGCGATACGGTGCGTCAAATAGCCCTGAAATCGTGGGTAATCTTCTTTTGATTTAGCCCGGAATAACCAACATTCATTCGGTCGGCCTTTAGGGACGCGGCTGAGGTACCTTGAAATTTGCTTGTCCGTTAGCACTATGGGTTTCGGTATAGTGTTACGTTGTCGCCTCTTGTATTCCGCCTGTGTAATCGTTCGTGTTTGCATAGTATAAGCACAATACTCCACTTGAATTTTTTTGTAAATGCCTACCATATATAGCGGGGTCTATAAGATTTTGGACACCAGACTAGAGATATTTATATAATCATTTTATGCAGATGTCAAAAAGGGGGCTGTGGAAAAAATTTTTGGGGGGGATGGAGCGCCCAAAACACACAGCTTAGCGGAACTGTCCCCCCCGGCCTGTCATACCCATTTGACAGGCTAGACAGGCCATTTGACAGGCTACACCTGTTGTAAAAATGTCACACAACAGGGGTCAGGTTACGTCGTACAATATATGTTGTGCGACATTGAAAAGTATATTATACCATCGCTACCTCTGTTACGGTTACTATAACATAACGTGCTGCGCCGTTGTAAAAATGTATGCATTGCAGTTTGTAGACACTTGTAGACACTTACAGGCATTTTTTTAACAGGGGTTGTAGACACTGTAGACGGTTTCACGCCTCTTCTTTAGTATTTTTTATATCTCTATGGTATAGCTATAGTGCTACCTCTGTTAGCTCTCTAGTGATGCTATAGCGTCCTTATCAAAATAAAACATATAAAGAGGTATCAAACCGTCTACAGTGTCTACAAACAGGGGTGGTGTAGACACTTGAAACAGTCTACAAACCCAAATTCCACTCCAAATAATCATTATTTACAACATTATTCAACCCGTTACGCCACACTTTGCAGCACAAAAGGTGTTGCATTGTGTGGCGTGATGTGCCATGATGTTAGCAGGTCAAATGAGCCGGACAGCAAAGCAAAACGCAAGCACCGCCAACCGACCTTATCCACAACTTATCCACAACTATAAATCACAGCAAATAGGCAAGGAGGCCAAAAGCGCATGATCGTATCACTACAAACAGCTAGAGAATTATGGCTATATAACGGCATAATTGCCAACGGTTACACGTTGGAAGATGGGAAGATACAGGTAAAATCATGAATTATAAGATAACATTTTCGACCTATCACAATGCAACCGGCACGAGTACGCCAAAACGCAAACTTTTGCGTGACCTGGTTGAGCTCTCAAATAAGAATAAGATACAGGGCTGGAACCTGACAGACAGCGATGGCTATTATGCCGGCGAACTCGAACTGAGCTACAGCTTAACCATATTCGACATACCACCACAAGTAGCGGAGCAATTAGCATTAGACATTAAAGCGCATTATCACCAGATGGAAGTGATTCTGGAGAAACTGCCTAACACGGATGTGAGGTTTATTTAATCATGACCACTATAAAAGTTACACCTAGCACTTTTAGTTATATCTGTCAAGAGTACACCATTTTTCCCGGCATTGTACGCGAACAGATAGCTGATGGCGTGGCCGATGGCACTGGAACCGTGATATTGCAATTAAGCAATGACCGCGACACTGATAGCAATATTAAGAAGTTACGCAAGTATCTTGAGGAGAATTTTTAACCATGAGCGCAATATTATCGAAACAAGACCTGTTTTTATCACAAGCGCCATTGTTCAATTTTGAACTGGACGCGGACCAATTGCTTGCGAAAGCGCTAGAGGTTGGATTTGTGACTAAGGTGGGAGATGACCAATATTTACTAAATGAGAATTACGGCGTGAAATATTGCCCGAATTACCCTAATGACATAGTGCTACCGGACGAAAATGGCATGTGTAGCCTATGCGGAAAGCACGAGGCATAAACTATGTTCATACTATTTAATATCGACAGTCAAGAATTTGAGACCTTTACCATGAGCGAATTGCTGGAAATGATTAACCGGGACCGCAGTGATGAATGGAGCGAGTACACGCCGGAAAGCACGCTTGAGGAGATTTACGAGGTCGTAAACACTATGTGCTTGCCATATATGTTTGACCATGACATGCCATTTAAAACAAGTGAAAGGATTTAACCACTATGAAAATAACTGACACATATACCGCTTGTGGTATCGTCGAGGGATTCGACGTACCAGAGGGCGCGACACCACTAGACGAGTTGAAGGCGTGGGCGTATCTGATTAAGACTGGACAGTGCTGGCACTTGCAAGGCTGGTACGGCCGGAATGCTGCAAACCTGATTGACCAGGGCTATGTCACGAAGGATGGCAAGGTAACAGATGCGGGCAAGGAGGCTGTAGCATGAAACTAACCATAAGCGAATACATTGCACTGATATTAACCATAAAAGGAATTGAGGTATAACCATGCAAGAAGAAATGATTATTAGGCGATGTTCAACCTGTAAACAACTGTTGAACTTTAAGCCGGATGGCACGCAAGAGGGCGTATTCTGTTGCGACCTGTATTACCACGAAGGCGCTTGCCTGTATAAATCATTTAACGATGATATTGAGCAGGGCGAACGTGATTGGAATGAGCACTATGATGACGACGGCGATTGCTATTACACCGAATGGGAACCTGAACTAATTGAAACTGAGGAGGGTACAAGATAATGACTTACATGATTATACGTTTTAGATTTGAAGGTAGGAATACCATCGTCATGCGTGGCCTGACACTTGAGCAGGCACAAGCACATTGCAATGATGAGTCAACACATGGGCCGGGCTGGTTTGACGGCTACGAGAGGGAGGCATAACGATGATTTACAGAGACACGACCGCAATTGACGCCGTGAATAACGGGCGCGATACGCCGGATGCATTCTACGAACCGGGGCATCCGAGCGTGCTGATGGCGACGAGCAAATGGGTAAGCACTGACGCATGGCGCGGTTATACCAAAGTCGTACCAGAGGATGGGTTTGAAGTAGTGCATGATAGCTGGATGACGGGTGATTGGGAGGATGCACCAGTAGGCCATAGCGAAAGTAGCGTTGAAGCTAAGCTTGCTACACTGGAACGGGCTCACGGCAACATCTATGTGGTGTACGCGCCCACTTCTAACGTATTCAGTACTGCTTACACGGTATTGGTACGGGACACGACGAAACCGATTAATAAGGGCAAGCTGATTGCCGGCAAGACACGGCGCTTCGATGAGCCTGATGGCAGTTTTAAGGTACGCTATCATGCGACCTATGTCGTGAGCTTCGATGCTAAAACAGGCGTATATACCCTGAACACGGGCGGCTGGCATACCATGACGACCGCGAAGCGTATAACTGAGGCATTACCGGCCGGCTGGCATGTATCGCGCCGGAACTGGATTTTGTACCTGTTTAGGCCGAATGAGGAGCCACTGCAATTAAGCGATGAACCGATGGAGGTACAGGCATGAGTGAACTATATAAAATTGTACGAATGTACGAGGACGGCCGCAAGCCCCGGCTGATGCGACGCAATCTAACGCTTGCGGAAGCCAGGAAACATTGCCAGGACCCGGAGACTTCTAGCATCAGTGCTAAGAAGCCGCGCGGATGCGGACACGACGAGCGGATGGTCGAGCGCTGGCACGATTTACAAAAGCATTGGTTTGATGGATACGAAAGGGAATAATCATGGATATGATACCGATAGTAGACGTCGAAACAGCTAACGAAGCCCGAGACATGGCGCTTGACTGGCAAACATGGATGGCAGAACAGCAAGATTTAAGTTATGGGGATTTAGTAGACTGGGCTGCCTACTTTGGCGAACTGAGCGTAAAATTTCCCGAACTGGCCGAGGAGTTTTCGGAGAATGGCATTATCTAGTGTTGCATTGTGCTACATGAACGAGTAGCATGAAAATATTACTGAATGAATGAAGGGAGGTCGTCGACCATTAGACCCGTCAAAAATCCTGCAAAATATATTAACAAGGGGGTATAAGGTGTTACAACCGACAGCAATTAAACCGACGCGCAAAATCGAAGTAAGGCAATTAGGGCTGGCGACCGGCATGGTCGTCGCAGTCCGCCGCGTTAAGCGCAAACAGATCGAAGTGACGTATATTCCATGATTGGAGGCTATCATGCCAAAAGGAAAAATGGAGGAGCTAAAAAGACTTATAGATGAGCTGAACGTGGCCGCCGCGAACCGGCAGGAGTGCATCGACCGCCTGTGGGTATTGGAGTATCGGTGCGTTCAAGCCCGCAATAATCTTAAAAAGATACTGGACAGTATCAGGCTTTAGGCGCGGCCATCGTGGAGGGCGCGACCAGCTAACCAGGCCAAGCACCATATAACTATAAGCAACATACTATCTATAATAACCGCCATTCTTTAATAACCACAAGGACAATAATGAACCGACGACAACCGTCATACAAGGAAGACCACCGCGAGCGGCTGAAGTTCAATACGATGGACGGTAAGCCCGCAGTGGAACTCTACCAGTATCAACAGGACTATCTGCGCGGCCTACCGGCGAAGTACATCTTTGCCGCCGACACGGGTACTGGTAAGACATTCATGGCGCTGGCTCATTACGACCGCCACGCGTACCTGAAGCCGTTGCTAATTCTCGCGCCCGCCGCAAAAGTCACATCAGGTGATTGGGAGCGTGACATAAAACAATACTTCGCAGGACGTATTGTGCCAGAGTATGAAATCTATAGCTATGAAAAATTTAGTAGGAAGCCGACGACCGCCCAGTACCGCGAGGGCAAGCGCGGGCAGTACGACCTCTGGATAAGTAAGCACCCCGGCGGCTTCGCTATGATATGCGACGAAATCCATAAGGCCAAAAACCCCGGCTCTGGCGCGGGACGGCGAACATTCGAGGTATCACAGCGCGCCGCCTTCTTCTGCGGCCTCAGTGCCACGCCCATGCCGAACGGCTGGATAGATGCCGCCAACTACTTCAAGATATTCGGCTTCAGTAAACACATTACCGACTTTAAGAAGCGTTACTGCAATATCCAGACCTTCAAGGGATTCCCCGAGGTCGTCGGCTATTACCACGAGGAGGAGCTGAAGCGCCTGTGGAACCGGATTGCCAAGCCGCTGAGCAAGGAGCAGGCACTCGATCTGCCGCCACTGACATTCGTACCAGTAACGTTAGCCACTACTAAAGAGTACACGGAGATTCAGCGCCGCCGCATCTTCGATGACAAGTTCCTCGATAACCCCAGTGCCCTCTTACACGCCCTGCGCCAGTCACTCGTTGAACCGAAGCTGAAATGGCTGGACGATTTCTTAGAGGAGGTGAGCGACAACGTCGTCATCTTCTATAACTACCAGAGCGAGCGCGAGGCCATACTGAAGCTACTCAAGGAAAAGAAGTTTAAGAGCCGGCAAGTGTTCCGGCAGGATGGAGAGAAGCATGAAGTACCTGATAAATCTCAGTGGCAAGGACTACGACGCACTATTACACTCGCGCAGTATCAGAGTGGAAGTACGGGTATCGAACTTACTTACGCCGCTACAACGATTTATTTCTCGCCGACTTACAGTTACTCTAACTATGAACAGTCGATCGGGCGAACGAACCGTAACGGCCAAACTCAAAAAATGACCATGTACCTGCTATGTGCGCCCACGACCGTCGAGCGTGACATCTGGAACGCTTTACGCAATAAAACGGACTTCCAGACGGCGCAGTGGTACAAAGCCGAGCTACAAGCGATTATAGATAGTGCTAAGGAGGAGTAATGATACACGCATTCCATAGTTGGAAAATAGGACCCGTCATATGGGAGGGCAAATCCTTTGTTGCTAAACATTGCCGTGTCTGCGGGATATGGAGGAGGGTATGAGTACCGTACCAGATAGCCAGCAGGACATAGCACTAGCAGCGCTACGGGAGCAGCTAGAAGATTTAATAGGGCGTTGCTACGTTGCTGATGACCCACATGGAGCCTGTGATGAAACCATGCAGCTTATCGACCGCTACAGCAGTGAACGGGCTGACCGTGAGAAGGCCAAGGCAGTGAGGGAAGCGCGGATAGATGAGCTGGAAGAAAACATAGAGCTTACCTTTGACGTTTCCAACTCAGACGACTACAAAGCAGGTTTTCAAGAAGCAGTCAGACAACTTGATGAATTTACTAATAGGCGCTTGGCCAGTCTTACGAGTGGAGAGGACACATGACACTATTCGACATTTTCACTCTGCCGAACCGGCAAAAGCTAGTGGAGTTTGGGATAGAGATCGGCCACCTCTATACCGACAAGGGGTTCCCGGTTGATATGGCGCTGGATAGACTGCCAAATCTAAGTAAGCTAGAGAAGCTGGCCGTACTGACCGGATTATGCAATTGGCTCATTGACCATAAGCGTAATAGCGGAGCGACTGATAAAGCGATCGACCGCCAGCGCAAACTTAACAATAAGATGGTAGACGATTTCATCAAAACAGGTGAAACCGGAGTTTACTAAATTAAGTGTTGCATTGTTTGGCACAACGTGCGACAATGAATAACGTGAGGAGACACAAGCATGCGGGCTATGGCAGTAATCATAATTTGTTTCATGTGCGTCTATCTTTGGCGGGAGAGATAGCTGATGCGGCGAATAAATAATAAAATCCAGAGGAGGATTAAATGGCAAATAAGGTAAAAGATGATTGGCTCGGTGGTCGCGTAGACGGCGACCTCAAAGAGTTAGTCGAAGAATATATTGACGCCGCGGAGATCACGCAGGGTCAGCTCATTCGCAAAGCGGTGATTGAGTACATGAAAAATCACCCCGCGGAGGAGCAACAAGATGAATAGGCTAGTGAAGTTCGTCAACCAATTTCGTAGGCCGCAGTCCAGCATTGTCGTAGCAAGCAAGGGGCAGGTCGTTCTTGTCAACGGCGTCCCCTATGCCGTCTACTTTACCCATCTAAGCCGAATACCCGTATATCCATTGAAGCAACCCAATTAAGGAGAACCATATGACCGACATATCAAATCTAATTTCCAAGGGCAAGCCCGCCGCGCCAAGCAAATTCATCGTGATGGGCGACCCGATGACCGGTAAAACTACTTTAGCCGCTAAAGCACCGAAACCACTATTCATCAGTACTGACGGTAACGCAGCCAAGGCTGGCCTGCACGCTATTCAAGCGACCAGCATTGATGTGGTCCGCGAGGCAATCGGCTACTTCGCTAACAGCAAGGAATATGACACCCTGGTGGTCGATACCATCGAAGGTATCGCTGACCTGTTCGAGAAGACCGTAATCGACGCATGGAACGTGGAAAATAGCCATGTTGCCCCGATTACCGCCCTGACTGACGTACCGTACGGTAAGCTGACTGGCCAATTTAACCGCCGGATGGCCGCCTTTTCCGAAACCCTGTGGGCGCTGCCCAAGAATGTCGTTGTGCTTACTTACACGAAACGTCAGGTCGATGACGTGTCCGGTTCAATAATTCTAGCGAGCGAGCTGAAAAGTATCCGTCAATTCACGCGATTTGCCGACGGTATTATTCTGACAAGCTACGATGGAGAGAAGTATCGGGCTAACGTCGTAAGTAAGCGGACCGTCATGGCCGGTGACGTGGAATATGGCTCGATTGAGGCATTTCTACGCGCCGCTGGCTGGGAATTACCGGCCCGGAAGACTAAGATTGGAACCGCAAAGAAATAAGGAGAATTAACCATGGCAAAATTTACAGATGAGAATAAAGAAGTGAAAGAATTTAACGATAGCAACTGGCTGGGCTTTGGTGTCCATCATGTCCAGATCGCTACCATCGGCCTCGACAAGACAGAGGACGGCGGTAAGGAGTTTATTGAGATCGGTGTGGTCGGCGAAAACGGCGAAGAAGATACTGCCCGCGTCTGGTTCACTACCGATGCCGCTATCAACTATTCGTTCAACGTCCTGCGCCAGATTTACGTCCACAACGCCCCGGAAGCCAAGAAAGATGCCGCCCGTGATGCCATGGACCGCATCATGTCTACCGAGGAATTAGTCGATGAGTTACAGGCTAAGCTGCTCGGTGGTAATTGCTGGTTCACGAAGTACCCGGACCCAAGCCGCACTTACGTCAACGCAGCCGGTGAAACCAAGCCATCGATCAATAAGAACGTCTACGGCTATGAGCCGAAGCCCCGTCCTGATCTGTTACCGAAAGATACTGAGGAGCTGACCAAAGATAATCTTGCTCAGCACTTCCCCGGTAGTGAACCGGCCACTGGTGATGCCGCCAAGGACATCCCTGAAAAATGGTAGTCCTTTAACACACAGGCGGAAACACGGAGGCGGGTATGGACCCTGAACTGGTCTTGGTGGATTTTGTCGTTCGGCATCTGGTAGACCACCCAAGCGATATAAAAATTGAGAAAAAGATAGATGACCAGGGGATACTACTAAAACTGACAGTGGCCGAGGAAGACCTAGGCCGCGTCATCGGTAAACAGGGTGTGATCGCAAATAGCCTTCGCGCTCTGCTCCACGCCCTTGGTGCTCGGAATAATACGAAGTACAACCTATTAATATTGCAACCGGAGAAGATCAATGACTGAGAAGAAATCATCTGAATACAAAAAGTATTCAAAATTACTGGGTAAAGTAGATTACGACCACGAGGCGGTTGAGCAGTTGGCGGAAGCGCTAAATGAGATCAATCAGCTCGAACAGCGTATCGCGCAGTTGCGTCAGATCGTTGAGGAGAATAAGGAATTACACCAGTTTGTCTGGCGCACTGTAGATGGTATTACAATACCAATTCACAAGATCGAAGATGACCACCTGGAAAACATCATGCTGCATTTGCTCCGTACCGGCCGGGCCATCCCTCGCGCCATTCGGGGTGAAGCTATCGGTCGCGAGCTGGTGATTCCAGTTACCGTTCCGGCAGACTGGGACGATACGGTGAAGCGGATAAATTCAAGGCTTGACCGAAGGGACGTACTGTAATGCCAGACACAAGCGTATTGACCACACAAGACATGAAATTCGAGTATCTCGGCGCACCACAAAAGTCACCGGAATGGTTCAAAGCCCGGCTCGGTAAGGTAACTGCGTCACGGCTATGCGATTGGCTGGCCGTGAGCAAAGCCAAAACCGGGGCTGGCAAACCATTAAAGGCAAGGCTGGACTATGAAAAGGAATTGATGTTCGAGCGACAATTCGGTGTGAGCTTTAGCACATTCGTCACCGACGCCATGCAAGAGGGCATTGACTTCGAGGACTTTGCTGCTAAACAGTACGAGAAGCTGCACCCTGAGTTTAGTGTCGATGAGTGCGGCTGCTGGTTCAATGACTACTTCGTTGCCAGCCCGGACCGCATCGTACTGCAACAGGTAAAAGTTGAACATAAGGCTGGCGAGCCACAACCACGCGACCTATTCGTAATGGTCGGCCTGCTGGAAATCAAGATCGTCAAAGATAACACCTTCACCGAGGTGCTGACTTCTGGCGTACCGGACAAGCATATGAAACAGATACAAGGCCAGTTGTTCGCCTCTGGCGCCAAGTGGTGCGACTACGTATGTCTGAACTTTAATACCAAGAAGTTCGTGGTCATCCGGGTCGAACCGGATAAAGATTTTTTCGAATACTTGCAGTTGGCCTTGTGCGAACAGCTCGTTACTGAGCCATTTGTGCTCGATAGCGTGTTCGACATTCAGGGTAAGATACCGGAGGGCGTGCAAATGGGCGCTCATGTTGATCGTAGTGATAGTAACTTAATTGGAGGATGGTGATGAAAGCCACCGAATATATCAAACAAAATGCTCATAAATTCGTCTACCTGGCTCAGCGCTACCCCGAGCAAAGCGCCGACGAGATCATCAACCTCATGGGTATGCCACTGGTCGATGTTAATAACGCCATCTGGTGCGCCCGGGATGAGGGCTGGTTGAAGTTCGAGGACCGAGAGGTGGAAGTGGTGATGCCGCACCCGAAGAAGAAGGGTAAGACTCTGAGCGAAATGAAGTCATTTTCATTCCCAGTCGTGATGGGCACGCCGTCTGCTTGGGAATTCGGTGAGAAGGTCGTCGAGCTAGAGAACTCCATTGTTTACATGATGTCCCAGGCCAACAAAGAGGAGAACGATCTCGAGGAGCATTACCTAAACGGATACTTGCAGGGCTACCCACCGCGTGACCACCTGATTGCCGTTCAGCACCTCTTGGCGACTGGCCGCCTGCACGAATATCAGATCGAAGACGGCGAGAACCCATACCTGTTCTACACCCTGCCGGAGAATGCTGACAAGCACTGGGGTGCCAAGCAATTTAAAACCAACCCGTTGACGGGTGAGCCGAACGAGCCGGAGGAGGAAGCCGCTAAGACTGACGCCGAGGCATAGATGGATTCGCGCCGTTTAGAGCGGAAGTGCTGGCGCAAACGAAGCTTCGGCACTTCCCGCGCGGCCCAAGATGAAATCCACCGGGCCTACCGCGTCCACCGATTACGCTTATATAAATATCTGTGTAGTACCTGCGGGTGCTACCACGTCACTAAGAATTTAACCGCGAAAGGGAAAATTATTTAAGGGTTACTACTATGAATACACAGGCAATTTCAACTAATCACGACACCGAATTCGGCGTCATCAAGAAAACGACTGACTATGGACGCTTCATGTCTATGGGCGGCAACCGTAGCACCGATCTGAAACACGTAAAAGAAATTGAACAGGAAATGGAGCGCGACCGTTCCATGTTCGCCTCACACCCGATGCTGGTTAATGAAAACTGGTACATCATCGACGGCCAACATCGGTACGAAGCCGCCAAGAACCTCGGATTTCCATTGTATTACATCATGCAAAAGGGGCTGGGGCTATCCCACGCCCGCCAGTTAAACATCACTCAGAAACGCTGGACTATGCTCGACTTCGCCAGGTCATACGCCGATAGCGGCCGCAATGATTACGCCGAACTACTCCGCATCAACCACGTTTACCCAAAGGTACCGCTGTCTACGGTGGCCGCCTACCTAAGCGGGACGCCGAGGGGTGGTGGCGCTGGTGTAAAATTCCGACACGGCGACTATAAGATAATCGACAAAGAAGACGGTTGCGCCGCCCTTGATCTATTAACTCT